CTTCTTCTCAGTGGGAAACGTGAGAACAAGCTCGTCAAGAAACTGCTGCATCATGTCGTTGAAAGCGTTGGTGGTGGTCGCCATTGATGACATATGCTTTTTTTACTTTAAGCCAACAGGTAAACCTGTTGGACTTAAGCCCTATACGGTGTGGTTGAAATCGTTTCCTGGTGTCCGCTCCCCTGGTGGACGATGATGTACACGAGCAAACCGACGAGGAATGCCGGCTTGAAATACGCCGAATTGGGCATCGCCTTTTCGTTGTTCAGTGATGCGCGAATGTGAATGTAAGCAACCGTCACCGCGCCTGCAATCAGAGCAGCGCTCATAGGCTCACGAAAATAGTGATCAGCCATCTACTATACGTTACGAAAATTTCCACCCTTCGGGCGGCGGACTTTCCGCTGCGCGGAAAGGACTTTTACTTATCCGGGGCATCATCGAACAACGTCTCATGGTGAACCTTGACGGGCACCTGCTTCACATCCCCGGGTATCATCGGTGTCCCTGGTTCTGGCATCGGCGTCCCCGCCTCGCCCGGCACTGCCGGCGTCCCCGCCTCTCCCGGCACCCCTGGTGTTTCCGTCGCCTCTGCGTCAGGCAATGGCGTGGCAACCTGAGGCGCCTCTTCTTCCTCTCCTGTCTCCGGGTCGGCGGGGTCAGTTGGGTCCTCATTGGCACCACCCATGTCGAGGTCACCTGTAAAGTTGGGAATGTACGTATCAAGGATCTGTTGTACCGGAATAAAATCATCAATCACCTCCTTGATCAGTTCGTTGAACCGAGCCGCCATCTTGATGCGACGATCCTGGTCGGACATTTTATCAACCACGACGTACGGATCCTCGTACAGGCTCTTGGCTGCGGCGATGTAGCACGAGTGAACAAACACGTCGTTGGATGGCAGCTTGATGTTGATCTTCTTCGAGTCGGTTGAAATACGCACGGCGGACATGATCTTGACTGAAATGACAAACACGGCGGCGAGCAGGTTGGGAAACATGGAACAGGTCTTGATGATGGCGTCCGCGTGCTGCTTCACGATCGTGTTGTTCCAATGAGGCACCTCCTGGAGCAGCGTCTGGTAGTGAATGAGCGTCTGACGACCCTTGGACACCTCGATCGCCTTTTTGTACATGTCGTAAAAGGCGTCAATCATGACAGGGGTCATGGCGTTGCACAGCTTGATCATAAACTTACGTTCGGCCTCGACGAGGATAGCTGTCGAGTCCATTGATGTTAGCAGGTTTATTTTTTTCCACGCAATTTCGCAGCCGTTTTCTGTAAGTTTGCAAGGGATGGGAGTGAAATACTCCGAGTCGACTCTTCCTCAACAGAGTGATCAATGATGACGGGTCCCTTGGGTTTCGCACACCAGCTGATACCCAACGTGCCCCGTGCCACCTTGATCACCTTGTAGCCCAGACGATCCAGCTGACGCTGAATGTACACGGTTGTGCTGTCAATCTCGTAGGCGGGGTACCCGATGGTGAATGGCGGAATGGTCAAAAACAACGAACGTTCTCCAAGTTCTGACGCAGATTTGATTTTGCGACAGAGCTGTTCGAGAATTGCTTTGTAGGTCGCCTTGCGAACCTCAAGCCTTTTGTGCTCTCGCTCAGCAAGATTTTGTGCTGATATCATTCCTAATTAACGTCTAGAAACAACCATGCCGTTCCGCGCCGCAGCGTCGGCGTTGTTTCTCTCCGACTGACGCATCTGCTCCAGCCAAATATCGAGCTTGGTCTGATAGCCGGGAACCTGGGTCTTCAGATCCGCAAACTGTTTGTCCAGGACAACCTGGGTGTCCTCGAACGTGGTGTACGAATCACTCGGACCGAACGCCTCGAAAACATCAGCAGCGCCGATGCCGGGCTGGGGCTGCTCAGACATCTCGAGGATGTTGCCATCACCGTCCGCCTTGATGTCGTACTGGACACCAAAGTAACCACGTGTGTTGACGAACATGATACGGGCATCATACATCGCCGACCCCTGGTCACCCTGCATCGAGTTGATGTAGATGGTCTGGACCGGGTACACGTCAGGGTTCTTCGCCTGAATGGCGTTGATGATGGTCTGGATCGTCGCCGGGTTCACTGGCTTCTTGTCGCTCACGTTCTCGAAGCCCTCGCCACGTGCGAGGACGCCGCGGTTCCACAGCAAAAATCCCAAAATTGCCAGAAGGAGAAATACAACAATGTCCTTCATATTATTATTATCAGGCGAGAAAAAAGGCCGCGTCGCCTCCCTGGGTACAAAAAGTTATCCACTACTAGGATGGCCACTCTGGTCTACAGCGACAAGTGCCCGTATTGCTCTCAAGTGATTCAGGAGATTCGGGAAAACCCAGCGCTCATCCACATGATTCGGTTTCACAACGTGTCGACTCAGGGGGTCCCGTCGAGACAGATTACGCGCGTACCCACCCTGGTGACCAACGACGGTAACCTGCTCGTCGGCAACGATGTTCGTAAATGGATCGAGTCGATGAAACCAGAGGAGCGTGTCGAGGAGTTTGACCAGACGGTGCTTTCAGGTGCCACGCTCGACGACACACACGATAACGACGCGGGGAACTATTTCGACATTGAACATTTCAACATGCCCCTAGCGCCACCGATGACGCGTGAGCTTGAAGAAAAGGTGAACCGTAAGGTGTCTGATGCCTACCAGAAAGGTATAAAGTGAGTCTGCGTTCTATGGGTATGGTTCGTCTCAAGACGATTCAGGCGAGTGCCTTTCGTACCGTCTTTGAGGTGCTCAAGGATATCATCAACGATGTCAACCTCGTGTTCCGTCCAGAGGGTCTCATGGTTGTCACGCTCGACACGGCGCGCGTGACGCTGGTCCACCTGGTCATGCCAGCGGAAAACTTTGAAGAGTACCACTGCGAAGGGGAACACACGGCTGGTCTCAACGTGTCAAACACGTACAAACTGCTCAAGTCGGTCACCAACACGGATACACTGAGCATGTCGATCGACGACGCATACTTGCTACACATTCACATTGAGAATGCAGCAAAAAAGTCGTCGACGTCCTTCGAGTTTAAACTCCTGGACATCAACGACGACATGTTGTCCGTCCCTGAGATTGAGATGAACGTCCTGACAACCATCCCGAGCGTCGATTTCCAGCGCGTGACGCGTGACATGAATAACCTGGCGCAGGATATTCGAATCACGCGTAAGAAGAACACACTCGAGCTCGAGTGTGAGGGTGGATTTGCAAACCAAAAGACTATCATCGAGTGTGTCGAGCCCGGAAAGGACAAGGCGCTCGGGAATGTGTTTTCGCTCAAGTACATCAACATGTTCACCCGGGCGACGAGCCTGTGCTCGAGCGTCCAGTTGATGCAGCACGACGACGACGATAACATGCCTATCGTGTTCAGGTACACGGTTGCAAACCTCGGTGAACTCAAGTTTTACTTGGCACCAAAGGCGGAGTGACGGACAAGTCGCTAAGCGACTTGGACTCGTGTCATCTGACCAAGAACGTTCTGAATACAAACTGTACCGGACACATTTTTTACGAGGATCCATTTGATTCCCAAGGAGATTCTCAACCCTCCTGTGAATGAAAGTGTGAAATGTGGTCGAGGGGCGTAGACGTCGAACGATACCGGTGATTGTGTCGGGCCTGAATGGCGCCTGACGATTTCAGTACAGATGGTTGGTTTCCTGTCTTCGTCGTTGATGAAAATGGCACTGTGTACTGGAACTGAAAACCGAGGGATGATGCTCTGGATGGGCCAATGTCCGAGGTGTGTGTACAGCTGACCGCCAAAGTAGTAATCGACGTGTCCGTGTTCGTCTGATTTGAACTCGTCGACTGGTACCAACTCATCATTGTCGTGTCTGAACATTCGATGAACCTGAAAATTCTTGGGTCTACACTGTTCGATGATGTTTAAGATCCACATTAACTAAAAGAAAACGATATATTATTTAGAATGGAAGCACGCTATCAGGAACGACTCGCAGAGTTCCAAAAAAGAATATATAAAGGGGAATCGGCTGCGCAACAGGAAATGTACGACTACATGGCGGAATGCATTCCTTTATTAATGGAATTCGAGTCCGCCGGAGGAAAGAAGAAGGATGTCTACGAAAAGTATATGACTACCGTGGAGGAAAATCACATAACACCTATGCAAAAGAAAAATCCAGGGTACATACCAAAATGCAAAGGCTGTGGGTCGTTCGACCATACACTGGATGATATGACGAGTGATATGATCTGTCTCACATGTGGAATGACAGATTACGTTCAGTGTCAAGAGGTGGGCTTCAAAGAGGAGCAGGAGATGGAACGCCACGTCGTGTATTCTTACCGGCGTGAAAATCATTTTAACGAATGGGTCAATCAGTTCCAAGCGAAAGAGTACACGAGTGTACCACAAGAACTCATTGATCAATTACAGCTCGAAGTGAAAAAGCAACGAATTAAAGAAAAGTCAGACCTGACGCACCGCAAGGTGCGCGAAATGCTCAAGAAGATTCATATGAATAAATACTACGAACACGCACCGTACATCACAACGATTCTCAACGGGGTGAAACCGCCAGCCATGCCTCAAGCCCTAGAAGACCGACTTCGACTCATGTTTGGGCAGATTCAAAAGCCTTTTGAGAAACATTGTCCCGAAAACCGTAAAAACTTTTTGAGTTACAGCTACGTCCTATACAAATTCTGCGAACTGCTTGGTGAGGATGAATACTTACCATGTTTTCCGCTGCTCAAATCAAAAGAAAAACTGTATAAACACGATACCATATGGAAGAAAATCACCGCCGACCTTGGGTGGCAATTTATTGGTACATGCTGATCAAAGACTCGTGTGAGTAATTGACTTGTTGAGACTCTTGTGACCTAACGTATACTCTTTCAAAATTTCGATATGTTGTTCGTCACGGTGAGTCCACAAGTATTTGGCGCGTTTTTTCATTTGTTCAAACGTTGAAATACCAGCGACCTCACACATCATTTTGAACCAAGCCTTTGAACTTTTCTGAAACCCTTGGTCAATCCCAGTGTATTCACTTTCAAATGGATATACATAGAATGGTTTCTTTGTCATATCCGGTGATTCATCAGTCTCCATTCGTTGATTTGGGAGAAACTTGTCACCAGGTTTATAATCCTCTGGTTTCGCAACAACTTGACAAAGATATTTGAGTGACACTGGATCGTGAAAAACAACTTCGTTCGAATCGTTCTTTACCGATTTTATCTTTTTGAGTGCTTCTTCGAGGTTCCACGGAAAGTATGTGTTGTATTCACTCACATATCCGTTATGGTCTTTGAGGTTCAAGTGCCAGTTGTGCTGCTCAAGGAGTTTCACTGAAAAAAACATCACCTTTTTACCCGGATACAACTGTTCTTTATGAATGTTATCTTTCGTGATGAGCGAAAAATAGACACCAGGAAACTCATTGTCGGACCATTTATCGGATGTACGTAGTTCTTTCCATTTTGTTACATTTACATTCTCATCCGAGAATATATCACCTGATACGTGCACGAGATACAATGCCATAATACAAGTTATTGAGATTTTTTTACTGGGAACCACCAATCGATAACCTCACACGCCCGGATGGACAAATAG